CCTATTTTTACTACTGATTAGGAAGTGTAACGTAGAACTGCAACACCTTGACCTAAGTTTGTGCTTAGTTGTGTGAAGCCCATACGCATAGAGCTAACCATTACGCGACGTTGTTGTTCAACCAAGTCTTGTGTATCTAGGCGTAGACCACGTTGGTTACCAATAACGAAGTTAGGTGTGTAAACAGCCATAGCGCCAACGTTAGTTAGACCTGTTACACCAGCGCTAACAGCATTAGCTGAGCTTGGCATAGCTGGTAGTTCACCAGAAACTAGAACTGGAGAGTTACCGATTTGACCGATTTGACCAGTTAGCAATGTAGCTTGTGGACCAACTTGGTTCATAGTTTGGAACTTCTCGTCGTCTAGCAAGTTGTAGTATACGTCGTTGTTAACGAAGTAAGTAACTTCACTTGGGTCTAGACCTAAGCTACCTAGAGCTGCACGTAAAGCACGTAGTTTTTCAACTGTAACTTTAGTAGCAACTGCATTAGATGTAGCTGCAACGCTGTCATAGTACTTAGCCAAACCTTTAACTGGATCTGTACCAGAACCAGCACCTAGTAACAAGGCTTTGTCCATTGAACGAGCAATACGACGAATCATTGCGTCTTTAACGAATGGAAGAATTAACAATAATGCATCTTCTTCTTCTTCAAAAGCCATATATTCGCGTGTAGCAACTTTATATGAGCTTAGTGTAATTTCTTTTAAGGCGTGAGTTGCTTGAGCACCTGCACTCTTGAAGTCTGTGCTGTTATCGCCAAATTCAGAGTTCTGAACCCAAGTAGCTGTACCAGCTTCTGGATTTAGAGGAATCTTCATTACGTTGGTTTGCATACCGATTTGACGGAACTGTGGAGCAACCACTAGTTTACGACGAATTTCGTTTTCCATGTTAAAGGAAACTTCTTGTTCCCAAGTTGCGTTTGGCAAGTGCGGACCTTGACCAGAACCAGCATACTTCTCAACTAGAGCTTGACCGAACTTAGTGTCGGTAATAGACTTTTGTGTGATGTTTGATAGCAAATAAGCGTATTCTTTTTCTTGATAGCTTGGACCTGCTGAGGCATTGCCTTCAACAAATTGCATTTTGCTAGCGTGAATACGAGTGATTTCTTCAGACTTCTCTTTTAGAGTAGCTTGTAGATCAGCTAAAACACTTTTAGATTCAGCAGCTTGGTCTTCGATACGCTTAGTAACTTCGGCCAATAGACGTTCTGTTCCGCTTTCGCCAACAGAGATCTGTGCTTGAACAGCAGTTTTGACTCTTTCTTCGAAGTCAGCGTCTGCTTTTTGTTTGGCTTCTTGAGCCGCTTTTTCAGCAGCTTGAGCTGCTAACATTTTTTGAGTGGCTTCTTCAGCGGCTTTAGTAGCAGCGTCTGCAAGCATTTTTTGAATTTCTTCTGGAGTCATTTCCAATTCCTTTTTAGTTGTGCTTTCTGTATTCTTAAAAGATTCTAGCCCTTTAGCTGAGTTACTCTTAGGTACAAATTGCTGTTTAAACTTCTTATAATCATCAACGTTGTCAAACGCTTTAGATAAATCAAATATAGTATTTTGGTTAGCAGGTATAGATACTACCGAAATTTCGATTAGTTCTAGTTCCTTTATCACAAATACCTCTGCAGCACTATTGTATTCTGCATCGATGATGCGAAATCCAATACTAAACGCTGTTAAAACTTTGTCTTTAATTAAACCGTAACATTCTTCTGCTGCAGAAGAAATACGGGCTTTTACCCATAAACCTTTACCGTCCACCCTATAGTCAGTCATTCTTCCGATAGGATCATCGTGGTCATGCTGTGCTAATACAACTGGATTTTTAAGGTAGTTTTGAATTCCTTTTTCCCAAACAGATGCTGGTACAACGTCACCAGTTCTATCCATATCAACGGTACTTGCGTAGCCTTCGATAAAGATTGATTCAATTCCGCTGTCTCCAGTTGTGGGCAAAGATTTTTCGTCTACGGTAAAAGCACTATTAAAACGTAGTACTTTATTTTTCATGTAGGCCTCATTTCTCTTTAAACGCTCTTGGTACCTGCATCAGCAGGCTTAGGAGGCGCTCCCCCTTGACTTGGATTCGCCGCAGAACCTGCAATATTTGCTGGTATTCTTAAGTCGTCGCTTCCTGGTTTTGCTTCATATCTTAATTCTGCTCTAGCTTCATTAGGACTAATAATTCCGCCATTTACTAAACTTACGTGGTAAGAGGCTATGTCTTTCATATCAGGCTGTAGTGCACTTACGGTTGCTGTAACTGGCTCAATGTCGTATCCAAAGTATCGCTCTATGGCACTTGAGAATTTAGTTAAGATAGGTATAATTGTTTCTAAATAAAATAATCTTAAGTTAGGTGATATATTTGCATTGTTTCCGCCATCTAACAAGATTGGCGGAACACCTAAAGACTTTAATATTTTTGCGTCGTGTGTTTTAATTGATGTGTCGAAATCCATTTCTTGAAATGAATCCGCTATATTTGCTGCTGGTTTTAGTCCACTATCCAAAATCATCGGCTTTCGCGCACCGTTTTTAGGGCTGTACTTAGCACTCCAATTTGCGATTGTGCGATCCTTTGCGACTTGGGATAATGTATTTTCCGAAGTTAAGATCAATCCTGCTACTGCTCCATTCTCAAAGAACTGTTCTTGGAATGTTTGCATTTTGTACAGAATTCTGATGTTTCTGTCTGCTGACTGT